AACTTCAACCCAACCAATTTGAGCGGCGTCAGATCCGTTAACTTCAAACTCGTCTCTTAATATAATAGGTTTATTACTATATTGAGTAAAAGCAGGTGTTAGTGTTCCGTTAGCTTCAGGAGATCCTTTAGCGTACTCAGAGCCGTAAACAAATACAGTTACAGCTTCAGCAGCACCAAACAGGCCGTCAGCACCTGTAGAAAAATCTACATTAGTATAAGGCTTACATTCTACAACCGCAATACCAGCGCCACTTGTAGCGCCTACTGTATCTACCAAAGCGGTCATTTCGCCATTAGCACCTTGTACAACTATTGTTTGGTTCTTTTTAATAGCGCAAGTGTTACCAACACCAACGTTAATATCTATATTAGCTAAGTTTCCAGCTCCAGTACCTGTAGTAGCTGTCTTATAAGAAACGTGAAGTCTATTTTGCTCAGACCAAATTACTTGATCAGACGTCATAGGCATTTCAGCGCCTACCATTTGTAAAAATCCTCCGATTGTACGATTTCCGTAGCGCTCTACTTCTTGTTCGTATAATTCTGGAAGATATTGTTGTGCCCATCCAGCTGTTGCTGTAGCGGTAAAATCAATATAGTTTTGATCACTTACAACAGGGTTTGGCATTGGACTTAGTGAAAATGATCCACCTAATCCTAAAGATGTATTAAATCCCATTTTTTTTAGTTTTTAAGTTGTTTTTATTTTTTTCTAATTTTAAATTTCAACCTTGAACTATCTTCACCACCTAATACTCTAACTTTCATACCACCTGCGTCTACAACTGGCTTAGCAGTTCTAGGACCCATGTCAATGTTTTTTGACTTTATGGCAGTATTCTTTATAGCATCAGCCTTACCTTGCTCATAGAAATGCGATACAATTTTATCGATGTTTCTACCCGCATATAAAGCCTTGTGATAACCTGCAGCGTCTTTCATCATATCGTTTTCGTCGAGGAACTCCCTCACGAAGTTAGATATGTCGCTTTGGTAATCCTTAATAGCAGCTGCGTTTTTTACATTATACCTATACTTCTTGTCACCAACTTTAAAATCAAAACCTTTGAAATTTTCATTGAAAACATTATTGGTACTTTGCTCAAATTGCTTGTACTGCTTCTGCTGGACTTCACTAGCGGCAGATTGTTTTTGGTTGTACTCGTTATAAAAGTTAATAGCATCTTGCTGGTCTTTAGACAACTTAGAACCCAACTTGACTTCTTTGTAGTATTCGTCTTTCATTCCGTTAAGAAACTTTTTAGCTTTAGCAACTTCTTCTTTCAAAGCCAACTTCTTTTTTCTAATATCGCGCTGTTCATCTAAATCTTCGTCAAATGAAAAGTTGTCTTCAATTAAAAAATCAATCTCGCTGTTATCTAAGTGAGACTTGGTTGACTTGTAATATTCTTTTAATAATGTGTTATTGTCTACATTAGAGTAATCAGCATTAAGCCTTACATACTCTTCAATAGTGCCACCTGTATCTTTCATAAACTTTACCAAACTCTCAATGTTTTCTGGTAACTTTACTTCTGGCTGTGGTGTAATTTTTTCTTCAGTAACCTCTTGCTTCTGCTCTATTTCAACAGCAGCTTGCTCTGGTTCATCTGTTACTTCTTGTAAGACTTCTTCGTTGACTTTTTCTTCGCCACTTTCTTCTTGCTTGTCTTCTTTGATACTTTCTTCTTTCCGTACATTTTCTTCTTTGTTTTGAGTTTGAAATTTTTTTAATTTTTCTAGGTCTAATTTAATAGTACCATCTTTTTTAACTTCTCTGTATGAAGCATCTTCTTGAGGTGTTTCTTCTACAGTTTTAGTTTCTTGAACTGTTTTTTCTACGACCTCTTCAATTGGTTGTGTTTGTTCTGACATGATAAAATATTATATAATTGTTAATTTACTATCAACGCGGCTCAAATTGCTCTAAGCCAAAACCACCTAAATTGTCCATACCAGCGGACTCAAAGTTTTTTGGTGGCGCGTTTGTTTTTCTTTGGTTTATAAGCTCACTTTGTTGTGTAGCTTGTATTTTAGTTCTTTCGTCTTTACGGTCTTCTTTGAACTTATCTTTTTCTTTGACAATAGAAAGTTGACCCTGTTGTAGCTGTTTGTTAATTTCAAACTCGTACTGCATTAGCTCTTTTTTAATTTGAGCTTCTCTTTCCATTTTAGCTATTTCAAGCTGAGACTTAATTTGCTCTAACTGAGCTTTCGACTCGGTAAGAGCTTGTTGTTTTTGCATGTCTGCTTGCGCGGCGGCCTGTGCGGCCTGAGCGTTTGCTTGACTTTGAGCTTGTATATTTTGTTGTTGTTGCTGTTGATCTAACTCTTGTTTCTTTTTTCTACGTATTTTGAGTAGTTGATTAGCTAGCTTAATGTTACGTACTTCTCTAATATCAATAGCATCTTCTAAATACACTTGTCCAGACTGTAAGGCCACTTGAATATTATTTTCTAATTTAGCTTTTTCTTCTTCATCTGGCGCAAGCTCTAAAAATATACCAAAATCATGTAAGTGTAAGTTAGCCATTTCTTCTAATGTAGAAACGTTAAACTTACCGAGCGTTTTTACAAACGACTCTTTAGTAGGTGAATACTCTATAACATCAGACACTCGCATTGCAATACACTCTGCCATTGTTAGGGTTATATACAAGCTTGATTGCAATAGGTGTCTTGTTGCTGTATTAGAGTTAGCTGCGGCTAATTTTTGCAGTCCTACTAAAGCATTTTTATCTGGAATGCCTCCGTCTCTAGCTTCATTTAAACCAGTGACATCACGCATCATTTGTAAGTAATAATTATAAGTGCTTATCAGCGCACTAATCTTATTATTACCTCCGTTTGAATTAAGTTCCGTAATAGGTAAGCGACCACGATTCATGTCACCATCTTGTGTCATAGATCTACCAATTACACTACCAGTTTGGAAGTACATATTAAGTGCTTCTTGTGGATTGTAATTAGTGCCGTTACCTAAGTCTATTTCAGCTAAAGCGTCTGCATCTAAGTAAACACCATCAGGTACTACTCTAGATAAAACTTGCTGCAGCTTTAAATGTGTAAGCTGAATCATGTCAGCAAAGTTAGTCATGCGACTTACTAAGCTTTCAATACGACCCTCGTACATACGTGGCGCACAGATAGCATAACTCATTTGAGCTTTTGTTGTATCTGCTTTTGGTCGTATCATATTTTTCTTAAGCTCCCACTTTAACAATTCTTTACTACCAATTACTTTAGCACCTTCATAAATAACCTCAATAGCTCTGTCTACTTTTTCAAAGTCATCAGAAGCTGGTGGGTTAAATGTATCGTTTTTTTCTATAGCTTTACTACCACCTGTAGCGGTCTTTTTTATTTTGTGTACTTGGTTAGCGTATGTTTTATACTCAAAGTACAGCACTGTTGCCGTATTGCTTTCATCAGCTTTAGAGTTGTAAGCAGTGTTGCTATAAGAAGAGTTATAACCTTTATAAGACTCTAGCTGATCATCTGTAATATCTGGAAACTCTTTTTTGAGCTCATTTAAATAAACTTCTTTAACTTCACCTACATAGTATATATCGTCAAAATAAGGTGAGTCTGTATTAGAGTAAACTAAATCAGCTGGATCTACATATTCTACTTTGATGCCTTCTGCCTTGTTAAAAGAACTTTTAGCAGCTCCAATACCTATAACGGTTAAGTCGTTATTTATGCGTCTAGATATTAGATCATATTTATTTTTATCAAAAACACTATTAATTGCTTCTTCTTCTGCTATTTCTATAGACTGCTTATACTCTAATTGCATGTGCAGTTCTAATTCTTCTGTTGTTTCTGGTAATTTACTTTGATCTGTTTGGTATATATCAATACCTAGTTGACCAGCTACAGCATCGTTAAATGGCTTAGCCATCATGTCTTCTGCTATTTTAGTAACATAATCAGTTCTTTCTTTTATAGATGCTGGATCTTGTGAATATGCTTTTATATCGTAAGACCTATCAGCCATACCGTTTACAACTATATCGACAAACTTCGGTATAATAGGCACTGGCTTCCAATCTAAATTCAAGTAAGATAAATCACCATTAACAGATA